TTATAAAAATAATATTATTGAAATAAATAATAATGATAATTATGATAATATAAATAAACCTAATCATTATCAATTAAATATAAAAGGAAACAATATCCAAGTAATTGATATTATAGATGAAGTGGTTAAAGATTATAAATCACAGGAAGCCTTTAAAATTGCTAATATAATTAAATATGTTTTAAGGGCAAGTAAAAAGAATGGTAAAGAAGATTTAAAGAAAGCTAGAAAATATATAGATATGTTAGTAGGAGATAATGATGAAAAAATGTGATAAATTTATTATTTTGACAATATTGTTAATATTAAGTATTTTATTAATAATATTAGGTTTTTGTTTAGAATTGGATTTAAAAGTAATAAATGTTATTTTATTTATAATTGGTTTAATAATGTTTTTAGCCACTAAATCCATTATTCAATATTATCTTGAAATAGATAGTCAAAATAGTGATTATATAAATGATATTATAATGTATAGAAAAGGATATACAACTGAACTTAGATTACCTAGAACTGAAATAGAAGATATGTTATTCAGAGAAAATGCAGATGAAAAAATGATAAGAGAGTTAGATAGTTATTTAGAGTACAATAAGAGTGTAAAAATTTTTAAAGATAATTATTATGAAAATAATATTAAAAAATTAATTAAAAAGTAGTCAAGATTAATTCTTGACTTTTTATTTTAGGTATAGTATAATAAATTTGAGAAATTGTATAATAAGGAGATGATAACTTGGCTGATAAAACATTTATAGTAATGGGTGCAACATCACATTCAAAAGGAGAAAGAGAAAAGCACGATTATTATGCAACAGACCCTGTTGCTGTTGAAGAATTGTTAAAGGTAGAAACTTTTAATAATTATATATGGGAATGTGCTTATGGGGAAGGACATATTGGAGATGTTTTAGAAAATAATGGTTATAAAGTTTATAAAACAGATATTGTTGAGAGGTCAAGACCTTTAGATAAGTTATTAAATTTTTTAACATTTGAAAATAAGAAATTAAGAAAAGTTGATATAATAACTAACCCACCATATAAGTATGCTAAAGAATTTGTTGAAAAGTCTTTAGATATTATAGAAAATGGTTGTAAAGTTGCTATGTTATTAAAATTAACATTTCTTGAAAGTAAATCAAGGAGAGAATTATTTGAAACAAACCCACCAAAGTATATTTACGTATTTAGTAAAAGAATAACTTGTGCAATAAATGGAGATTTTGATAAAATTTCTTCAAGTGCCATTGCTTATGCTTGGTTTGTATGGGTAAAAGGTTACAAAGGTAATACAGTAATAAAATGGATAAATTAAAAATATATAAAGGAGGACTTTAATATGGAAATACAATTAAAGAATGAAAAAACTATCAGTAGTTTAGATTTAGTTAAGGAAATTAATGTATTCAGACAGAAAGAGTTTGAATATAAGAAAGAAAACGGTTTAAAGTTAGGTAAAGTTGAAGAAAAGAATAATAAAGCAACTGAATTAACTCACGATAATTTTTTGAAAATTATAAGAGATGAATTTGAGGAAGAAATACAACTAAGAAAAATTTACGAATTGCAACGAACTATTGAAACATCGAATGGAGGAACTAAGGAAGTACCATATTTTGAATTAAATTTAGAACAAGCAAAACAAATTTATAGTAGGGAAAGTAAATTTGTAAGAAAAAAAATGATAGAATATATTAAAAAATTAGAAAATGAAAATAATATGTTGAAAAGTGAAATTACTAAAAAGGATATATTACTATTTAATATTGTAAAGTCTAATAGTGATATTGAAAGAGCAGAAGCTGTAAATAAATATGAAATGGAATATGTTAAACCTTTAGAAATTGAAAATCAAAAACAAAAAGAAGAAATTAAAGAACAAAGTAAGGTTATAGAACATAAAAAAGAAGTCATTAAAGGTATAACAGGAGATATAACTTTACTTGAAAAAAGACAAATATTAAATAGAATTGTAAGATATAAAGGTAGTAATTATAAAGAGAGATGGAATGAACTATATAAAACATTTAAAGAAACATATCATATTGACATTAAAGCTAGATTTGAGGGTTATAAATTAAAATATACAAAAGGTATGGTTAAAATTACAAGTAAATTAGACTATGCAGAGAAATTTGGATATTTAGAGAATTTATTTAAAATAGCGACTAAACTTTATGAAGAAGATATGAAAGAGTTGTTGAAGAATTTTAGAGAAGTTGTTACTTTGGAGGGATAATATTGGAAATTTTAAAAGATGTAGAACAGCAATTAAAAGATAGCGAAATGTCTATGGTAAGACTTGCATATTACGATGTAAGGAATTATAGGGAATTAAAAGCTAAAATAGATAGTGATGATTTCATAGATTTAGGTATGAGAGTTATGTTTGATAGTGCTAATATACTTTATAGAAAATATGATTTTAAAAAATTAGATAGTGAAAGGTTAAAACTAATAATATCAGATAAGGATATAGATGACGAATTAAAGGAACTTCTTAAATTGAATGTAGATTTATTTCAAATGGATTTAGGGTTGTCTTTAGATTTGAAAGGGGAATATGAAATTTATACAAAAAATTTAGGTATGTATAAATTTATAAAATTCATAGAAGTAGATAATGGAGGTTTAGGTAGTTTATATGAGAAATTGAATAATATTGAGTTAAATTCAGAAGATGTAAGAAATTATTTATTAGCAAACATATCTAGTAGTTTTGACAATTATAAATCTAAACCTAAAGAAAGTGATTTGGAAATAGGACTTGATGAATTAATAGATGAGATAGTCAATGATAAATTGGAGATAGGTATACCTCAAAGATATTCATTTTATACAAATCATTTTACAGGTGGAATATTTAAAGGGGTACAATATTTAGGTGCTAGTAGTGGTAAAGGTAAGACTACTTGGCTTATGACTTTATATTTGTTACCTATACTACTTGCAAAAGATACAAACGGAGATATGAATGAGAAAGTTTTAATAATAGCAAACGAACAAGATAAGAAAACTTTTCAGAAATTAATACTAATATCAGTTTATTCACATATATACAGATTTTCAAAGAAAAATGATAGTCTAAAAGATAGATTTATAAGAAGGCATAGACTTGAAAGAGGTTTGGCAAGTAGCCTTGATAAGAGGTTGTTAAAAGATACAGCAGAGTTTTATAAGGAAAGATTTTTAAAGAGAGTTAAGTTTGTATTTATGCCTAGATTTAACCCTGAAGACATACAGACTTGTATCGAGAATAATGCTATGTATGGATATACCAACATTATAATAGATACGATGAAAGCAGAACAAAAAGGAGAATACCAGTTATTAGCAAACTTGGCTACTAAACTTGATATGATTTCTAAAGACTTGGATTTACGTATAGTTGCCACAGTACAGTTAGCAATACATAGTATGAATAGGAAATATTTAGACCACACCTGTTTAGCAGAGAGTAAACAGATAGTAGAAATTGCAGAACATAGTTTATATTTCAGATATACAGATTTAACAGAGTTAGGTAGTTTACAAATATATAAATTTACAAGAGAATATGATGAAAATGGTAAATTAAATGGTGCTTTTATGGAATTAGTTGGTATAGATGTATTACAGGAAGAACAATCAATCGGAGAAGAGAATAAAGATGAAATTTGGAAGGGTATGAAATATATGTTAATCTTTGTAGGTAAAAATAGACACGGAGAAAGTGATAAAATAATACTTGCAAGAGTTAATTTTGATATATTGTATTATGAAGAAATAGGTGTTGTTGAGGGATTAAAATACGATAAGATATAAAGGAGATTTAAGATATGGGAACTAAATATAAATTATACATATTAAAAGAATTAGACGTTGTTAATGATTATTCAAATATAGAAACTTTAGATGAAGTTTTAGATTTAGATAATAGATTTTACCCAGTAGCTGAATATTTTAGAATTGAGTATGGTTTTTATCAAGAAGAAAATGAGATATTACATTTAAATTTAGAAGAATTAATGAAATTACTTGAAATTATAGAAAATAAAACAATATTTAATTATATTGATGAAGATGAATGGTTTGAAGATTATGGTAAATTTTATTATAATAATAAATTAAATAATGGAAAGTATATAGAATATAATTGGGGAGATAACACAGAAACAATTAAAACATTTGATGATATAATTCAAGAATTTTATAATGACTTAAAGACAGAAATTTCAGAATGTTTAGAAGATTGTATTTTAGATAAGATTGATAACTATTATTTTAAATCAGTATGGGAGGATTAAATATGTATGATATAATAAAAAGAAATCAAGAAGAACTTAAAGAGTTAAAAGTTAAAAATAAAAATTTAAAAGTTTTATCTTTTTCTATGTTAAGTACTTTAGAACAATGTTTAAGGTATTATAAATTTAACTATATAGATAAGATTGGTGTTGAGGGAGATAATGTTTATACATATTTAGGTAGTTTAGCACATTTACTTATTGAAAAATTATATAGGAAAGAAATTACAAATAAAGAAGCAATAAATAAATGGTTATATAAACTAAATACAATGCCTTATTTTTTTGTAGATTATTCAAAAGCAGAAAAATATGAGAAACAATTGGAAATGAAAGAAAAGAATAGAAAATATAAAAATAACTACAATTTAAATATGGTTAGATATTTCAAAAATTTTAAAAAACTAGATTATAAAGATTTTTTACAGGAACAAAGGGTATTTATAAAACTGGAAGATGTATTTAATAACCCTACATTTAAAGATTATGTTTTTAATGGTATAGTTGACTTTATAGGATTGAATGATGATGGGAGTATAGATATTATAGATTACAAAACTTCTACTATGTATAAAGGAGAGAAATTAGAATTACATAGTTTTCAGTTAATTCTTTATGCTATTTGTCTTGAAAATTTAGGATTTAAGATAAATAGAATAGGTTGGAACTTCTTAAAATATGCAAGAAAACTCAAAAGATTTAAAAATGGGAATGTTAGAATGACTAATGTTGAAAGAAGAAATTTAACTTATAAAGATGAGTTTGAGGATTGTATTGTAGAAATTGATTATAACTCTTTAAATAAAAGAAAAGCACTAAAATTTATATTTGATAATGTAAAGAAAATGTATATGGTTGAAAGAAACAAAAATATAGATACAAATGACTTTCCTTGCAATTATAATGAGTTTTTTTGTAAGAACTTATGTGGTATGTATACTGTATGTAGTGTAAGTAAAGGTTAGATAGGAGATTTTTAAATATGAATACTTTAAAGAAATTAGATAGAATTATAGAAACTACAAAAAATGAAAAATTTATAAATTTAAGAAATTATTATAATGAGTGTGGTAAATTAAGTTTTAAGCAGAAAATATGGATTCAAAAATTTTATTATAGTTTATTTGAAAGAGTAGAAGAGAATATTGAGTACGACCATACTTTATATGGTTATGATATATAAAATAAAAACAAGAAAGGTTTATTATGGATAATGAAAAAACATTTATACAAATGATAAA